TATTAAAGAAGGATTCGACACAATGTCAGGGTCTAGTAAAACAAGTTATCAATCTTTAGACAATGTAAAGATTGTTGTTAAACATAAGAAAGCAGTTAATGAAGAAGTGCGTGGTTCAAGAAGCAGAAACATACACAGCATCTTTATACAACGAGGCGACGAGAGATTTAAACTACCTGAGAACAATTTAGCAATGGCTAGAGCAATGGCTCGTCATGTGCAAAAGGGCGGTGAGGTATTCGATGAAGGTGCTACTAGTATTATCGAAATGGCACAAGACCTTAAAAAGCTCAGAGAATTTGTAAACTATGTTAGAACAGCAAAGATCATGAACGAAGATAATGCAGAGTATGTACAACTAGCAGTAGAGAACATTGAAAACATTAAGAATACACTTAAGAAATTAAGTGGTGCTAAAACATACGAAACAACAATTGAAAACTTATCTGCAACAGCAGTTGAGCTTTCTGAAGATGATGATATAGAGTTAAGAGACAAGTTTACTGTATCACATTTTGATGACAAAGTTGGCAATGTATTAGGACAACTAAAATCATTATCTCTTAAGAAAAATGCATTCGAAAGTTACATTACAAAAGCAGTAGCAACAGAAACATTTGCTAACTTAAAAAACTTACTACAAGAAGCTGATTTAGTAGACTTTGCTACAGCAGAAGCAAGACTAGGACATCAAGTTAATCAACTAAGTTATGCAGCCAATGATACTAAACTAGCTGAATACTTACAAGGCGTTAGTAAAAAGATTACAACAGGCGGTCAGTTGAACCAATTTGAGTACGGCACAATTAAGAGCTGTTTACTTGGTGCAACAACTAATACTACTACTGTTCCAACTCCAGAAGTTGACCCAGGTACAATGTACGAAGACTTCTTAGAGAAATACGATATACTATAACAAGAACGTTGTGAAACGTCTACAAGAGTAGAAAACACCAATTTAAACCCGCCTAGTGCGGGTTTTTTCATAAATAAACATGTTAGAGAAAAATGTGTCAACATTTAATACAAAATAAACGGTTGACTTTCTCTATCTAGGCAAGTATAATAAACCCAGTTACGAGCAATTATGCAAGTAACACATATGGCAAACATGGCAATCATAGGAGAAACATCATGGCCTCATTAGCAGAAATCCGAGCAAAGCTCTCGGCAATGGAATCGAAAGGTTCAAATTCAAACAGCTCTCAACAGAGCGACAACGCAATATACCCACATTGGAATATCGACGAAGGAACATCAGCAGTTCTTAGGTTTTTACCTGACGCTGATACTACTAACGATTTCTTTTGGGTAGAGCGACAAATGATTCGTCTCACCTTCCCAGGTGTATTAGGCGGAGAAAACAAACCAGTAACTGTACAAGTACCTTGTGGTGAAATGTATGGAGAGGTTTGTCCAGTACTAACTGAGGTTCGTCCTTGGTTTAAAGATCCGTCTTTAGAAGACATGGGTCGTAAGTATTGGAAAAAGCGTTCATATATCTTTAACGGATTCGTTACTGATAATCCATTGAACGAAACAGCACCGGAAAACCCAGTGCGTAGATTTGTAATATCACCTCAAATCTTTAACATTATCAAAGCGTCATTAATGGACCCAGATATGGAAAACATTCCAACTGATTACCTTAATGGTTCTGACTTTAGGGTTAGTAAAACTACTAAAGGACAGTATGCTGATTACAGTACTTCTAAATGGGCTCGTAAAGAGAGTTCACTAGATGAAGTGCAACTAGCGGCTATTGATACTAATGGTTTACATAATCTTAAAGATTACTTACCAACACAGCCTACAGCAGACCACTACAATGCAATCAGAGAAATGTTTGCAGCATCAGTAGATGGCGAGTTATACGATCCTGCAAAATGGGGTAACTTCTACAAGCCATATGGCGTTGAAGTTCCTGCTAACGCACCAGCACCAGGATTACAAGCAACTGCGGCACCTGTACAAGCACAGGCTCCAGTAGCGGCACCAGTAGCGGCACCAGTAGCGGCACCAGTAGCACCAGCTCCAGTAGCTGACACTACTATTCCGTTTGATGTTACACCGACTGCGGCACCTGTAGTACCAGTACCTGAAGCGGCTCCGGCAGCTCCAGCTAGTACTGCTAGTGCAGATGATATTCTAAACATGATTAGAAATCGTTCTTAAGGAGACTGTTATGCAAAGACCATTTGACTTAACAAAGTTCAGGACGTCTGTTACTAAATCCATTAGTGGAATTAGTGCAGGCTTCCATGACCCGCAGGATTGGATTAGCACAGGAAACCTCACGCTAAATTATCTTATTAGTGGAGACTTTAATAAAGGTATTCCATTAGGTAAAGTTAGTGTGTTTGCAGGTGAGTCTGGATCAGGTAAAAGTTTTATCTGTTCAGGCAACATTGCAAAGGCAGCACAAGATCATGGCTGTCAAGTAGTACTGTTTGATTCAGAAAACGCACTAGATGAAGATTGGCTACAAGCATTAGATGTAGATACCACTCCTGAGAAACTTCTCAAGATAGGTGTTAGCATGATTGATGATGTTGCTAAAACTTTAAGTGACTTTATGAAAGACTATAAAACGAACTACAGCGATCTTCCTTACGAAGAAATGCCTAAACTACTATTTGTTATAGATAGCTTGGGTATGTTGTTAACACCAACTGATGTGAATCAGTTTGAAAAAGGTGATATGAAAGGTGATATGGGTAGAAAGCCTAAAGCACTTACAGCACTTGTTCGTAATATGGTTAATCAGATTGCACCGTTCCCAGTAGGTATTGTTGCAACTAATCACACTTATGCATCACAAGATATGTTTGACCCAGATGATAAAATCTCAGGTGGTCAGGGCTTTATCTATGCATCAAGTATCGTAGTTGCAATGCGTAAACTTAAACTCAAGGAAGACTTAGATGGTAACAAAGTCTCAACTGTACAAGGCATCCGTGCCGCATGTAAAGTTGTGAAGTCACGTTACAGTAAGCCATTCGAGGGTGTACAGATTAAGATCCCTTACGAGAGCGGCATGGACCCATATAGCGGTTTAGTAGATATGCTAGAAGCTAAAGGTCTACTTGCAAAAGTAGGTAACAAACTATCTTATGTATCACCGGTAACAGGCGAAGAGATCAAAGAGTTCAGGAAAGGTTGGACAAGTGATAAACTTCAAGTTGTTATTGATGAATGGGAGATGAACCCAGAAGCAGAAGCAATAGACGTCGGAGATGTCGATGAAAACGATATGCTAGATCAAATGGAGGATATGGCAGATGAATCATGATGTTAGTTTTTTACATGAGTTATGGGATAGTGCAAAACACTTTATTCCTAAGAAAGACAAGTTGCAAGCCGCAGAAGTACTAGTTAGAGTATTCGACGATAACGCTGATATTGGCGAAATTGAAGAAAGCATTAATGAGTTTGATGGCCTAATGAAAGCCGCTATTGTATCTCATTTTGAAATTAGTTCACATGACGGTGAAGACGAAGACGAAGACGGGGATTGGGATTAAATGAGTACTTGGTATAACAAAGTTACTTCGAACCTAAGTGATATAGTTGGCGCTATTGGTCATTTTGAGAATGAACTTGAAGGTGCCAAGTACGAATGCCGAATCAAAGGAAGCCTAGAAAAAGCTAGTGCTTCCTTACCCGGTATCACCGAACACCGTTTTAATCAACTTCAAGAGATCGAAGCCATTCTAGAACACTTAAACATTGCACTCCGAAAGGAACGCAGTAGTGTATTTAGAAAGTTCTTTGAGACATATAACAGACAACTTACTAGTAGAGATGCTGAAAAGTATGTTGACGGTGAGCAATCTGTTATAGACCTCTCACATCTATGCAACCAATTCGCTTTAATTCGTAATAGATATCTAGGCATTATGAAAGGCCTGGATACTAAGCAATGGCAGATTGGACATATTACTAAACTCAGAACAGCAGGCATGGAAGATATTACAATAGACTAGACGTAAGTCATTGATTTATTTGTGATATCTTTCACTTGACTTCCTACCCTTTTAACTGTATAATATACATATAAAGCAAAAAGGAGTAAGATAATATGTTAACGTTTATAGCCGCACTAATACCACTATACTTTGTATGGTCTATTATACAGCAAATTGCTGGGGCAGACGACGGAGCAGAATTATTAGGCTCATTGCTTGGATTAGGATTAGTTATTTGGGTGTTTAGCCTTTTATTAGGTTGACACTGACTGACTAATACTGTATAATAACTGTATTGTTTAAATTAATGCCTGTGGGAGGGCTAGATATGAGTAACTTTGTAAAGATAGAAAACGGTATATACCGTAACCAACCGATTGAAGGGGTATTCCCTTTAGTTAAACCAACTCAGCAAGGAAAGAAAGGATACTTTGTAACTATAGATGCATCAGCATTATTAGGACCAGAGCGTAATTCAATCCGTGTTGTAGTACCAACACTAGCAAGTGTTGAACCTTTAACAGATGTTGAAGGCGAGAAACTTGTTGAAACTGCTCCAGAGTCTAAGGCTAAGCCTAAAGAAACTGACGAGCAGGCAATGACTAGAATTAGAGAGCGTTTTGCTATTCTAGACCAAATGACTGATGCTGTAGCAAACGGTGTTGTTAGAGGTCTTATAGTAAGTGGTCCTCCAGGAGTTGGTAAGTCATTCGGTGTTGAAAGTATAATTGACATGTACGATGCAGAAACTAAACTTGCTGGTCGTCCACCTAGAACTGAAGTAGTTAAAGGGTCAATGACACCAATTGGATTGTACCAGACACTGTACAACAATTCAGCTAAAGGCGACATCCTTGTGTTTGATGACTGTGACAGTATCTTGTTTGATGAAGTATGTTTGAACATGTTGAAGGCAGTACTTGACTCAGGTAAGAAGCGTACAATTAGTTGGAAGTCAGAAAGTGTTGCATTACGAAGAGAAGGCATTCCGGATAGGTTTGAGTTCTCAGGTGGTGTAATTTTTATTACTAACGTGAACTTTGAAAACGTTCGTAGTAAGAAGATACAAGACCACTTAGCGGCACTTATGTCAAGATGTCACTACATGGACTTAGAGATGAATAGTGTACATGATCGTTTTTTAAGAATCAATCAGATTGTTGGAGACGGTATGCTAAACGACTATAAGTTTGGTGATGAAGGTAATGCAGAAGTAGTAAACTTTATGCATGAGAAACAAGCAAGGCTTAGGGAGATTTCGTTGAGAATGGTTCTTAAGATTGCTGACTTGAAACAAATGAGCCCGGACACCTGGAAAGGATTGGCCGAGAGCACTTGTATGAAGCGTATGGGATTATAAAATACTCCCACAGTAATAGTAGTCTATTCGCTTCAGATGGTACACTCCTCAGTAATGGGGAGTGTGCTTTTTTTAATTATAAAATAGGAGAAGAAATGAAGAACGTAGTAAATAACTTAGTCGCAGTGATAGCATTATCAACAATGATATCGACTAATGTAAATGCTGATGATTCGAATTACATTGAAGAGATTCTTGTTGTAGGTGCCGTCACCACAGAAGATATCACAGATGTTACTTTAGATTTTACAATCAGCGAAACCTTGATGCCAGCGGTATCTTATATCCCTGGAGGCTATGGCGGCTTTGCAGGATACAGTGAACGCGGAACACAGACGATACACACTACAGTGTATAAGAATGGTGTGCCAGCAAATGATGCAGGGAACGGTTGGTATGACTTTTCACATGATGTTGTAACAGGAACAGAAAGTGTTAAAGTAGTAAACGGACCAAACAGTGTATTGTATGGCTCAGGTAGTTTAGGTGGAACAGTATTTATAACAGACCAAATGAAAGACATGTCTGTGTTAAGAATAGGAGAACAGCACACACTAGCAAGTGTATCGCTATTTGAAAGTCTTAGTATATCTCACTTTAATGTGAACAACGGAAGTGTTAGAAACGATAACACAGAAGATGATTGGTATAAAAATAACACAGTTAAGTTTGTAAAGAGTTTTGATGATCTAACCGTAGCCGCTGTTCGCACAGACTACGAATATGATTATGACAACTGTTACACACCAGCGTTCTCAACATCAAACGATTGCCAACAGGACGGCCAGAAAACAGATCTTAGTATTCGTAACAATAACTTTACGTTAGGTTACAGCAGAACTGACTCAGAGTTTTTTACTGAAGGTGCAAGCACCTACACTAGTAAAGCCGAGCGTTACTATGCAGATGCTAAAAAGGAAATGTCACTAAGTGATGCAGTAACATATATCACAGGTGTAACACTTCAGCAGGATAAGTATTCCGGAGATAGTAGAAATGACTTTAGTACTTACTCTACTCTTACTGTTAATGAAAAACTGCAAGGTGGACTTAGAGTTTCACAAGATGCAATAGTTGGACGTTTAGGCTATACAACAGACAATTACTTTGTTAGTATAGGTAACACCTACCGTAACCCTACAATGTATCAAGAGAAAGGTGACGCATGGGTTCAAGAGAATCCTAACCTAGATCCGGAAAAGGGTATGGGAATCGAAGCTGGCTACAAAGCATTTAGTGTATTCAAGTTCAAGTTTGACGAGAACATTGACTACAGTTATGCAAGCTCGCAGTATGTAAACACAGGTGAGTATGATACACAAGGTATCAGATTCATGGACATGTTTGCTGTTCCTTATGGTTCATTCAATGTAATGGTTGGATATACAGATAGCGATCAGCCGAGAGTACCGAAGTGGAAAACTAGGCTTTCATATTTTGCAAGTGTAGGTAACTACTCCGGTGAACTTGTTTATACAGCACAGTTCGACCGCGGTATGGATATTGCTCCATATGGACAAGAAGCCACAGAGTTAGTTGACCTAGAGTCAGTTGATTTAGTGTTTGGTCTTAAAGAATTTGACAACGGGTTGAAACTTGACCTAACAGTGCAAAATCTATTCGACAAAGAAGTAGAAGTTATTTCCGGCTATGATGCTGGTGGACGAAATATCTTCTTGACATTAACCTACAAGTAGACTATAATAGCGTATGCCTAAAGTAACTTTAGAAATCAGAGATGAAGTAAACGTTAAGTTCGTAGGACTTGACGTAAAGACTCGCAGAAAGATATCAGAAGCAGCCAAGTATTTTTTACCCTATGCATTTCATATGCCGGCCTACAAGTTAGGCCGTTGGGATGGTTGTGTAAGATTCTGTGATGTCGGCGGAAGAACGTATCTAAATTTGCTTGATCGTTTATTGCCACTAGTAACCGAAGCTGGTTATGAAGTAGTAGTAGACGATCGCAGGCAACCTATCCAATTATCATTTGATAATGTAACCGAAACTGATTACGAACATACAGCATGGCCTAAGAACCATCCAGCAGAAGGCATGCCGGTTATACTTCGAGATTATCAGGTAACAGTTATTAATAAGTTCTTACAGAATCCACAATGCTTACAACAAGTAGCAACAGGAGCAGGTAAGACACTTATCACAGCCGTACTAAGTCACAAGTGTGAGAAGTATGGACGCACAATCGTAATCGTACCAAACAAAGACTTGGTAGTGCAGACAGAAAGAGATTACAAGAATTTAGGTTTAGATGTCGGTGTGCTATTTGGCGATAGAAAAGAATACACAAAGACACATACCATTTGTACTTGGCAAAGTTTATCCATGCTATCTAAGAAGTCAAAGAAAGGTGAAGCACCTATTGACATTGAACAGTTCTTAGATGGTGTAGTATGCGTAATGGTAGACGAAGTACACAAAGCAAAAGCAGACGTACTTAGAGACCTTCTAAGTAGCGTGTTCTCTAATGTACCCATACGTTGGGGACTAACAGGAACTATACCCAAAGACGAGCACGAAGCAGTAGCGTGTACATGCTGTCTAGGACCTGTTGTAAGCGAACTAAGCAGTAAAGAATTGCAAGACATGGGCGTACTAGCAGACTTAGACATTGATATATTTCAATTACAAGATGGCACACTAGGCTTTCAAGGATATGCACAAGAGCTCAAATGGCTAGTTACCGATCCACAGCGACTTGATCATATAAGTTCTATAATTAACGGACTTGCTGCAAACGGTAACACACTAGTATTAATTGACCGTATTGCAACAGGAGAAATGTTATCAGAAAGAAATCCTGATTGGGCATTTGTT